ATATATCATACATGATGGCGGAATATTGTGTTTAAATTTTGTTTGAGAAATTATATTATAATATAATTGATCATCATTGTCAATACGAATTATTTCATCAATCAAGTCTTTTATTGTGTTAAATTTACCTGCATTGATGAAACTATTTTCATTGAAATCTAAATCTACTGTTGCTGATCCCCAATAAATTGGAATAGAATTTACATAGAATCCATCCATGATTTTTTCAGTCACATATCCTGGATGTGGACTATTTTCAAATGAAAGAACAAACTTATAGCTTTTGATAAAATCAAGCTTTGCATCATAATCTGGACTAATAATTTGTCCAATATTGTTAAATAGAGGTCCGGCACTATCTACTTTTTTATATTTACATAATTCATGAAACACGGCGTTTCTTATGTTATTGCTTCCATTTCTATGAATGAAGACGCAAAACTTGTCTTTTTCATATTTTAATTCGTGTGCTTTGAATATATGATTAAAATCAAATTTCTTGTAAAAGAAAGGAACTAATGCCCAGCCGGGAAGTCTATAATGCCATTGATTTGGATTGTGATCAAATGTCATCGCATAATGACAATCATAGTTTTCTGGTCTACGATTTTCGCCAGTATGAAATATCTTTATGCACTTATCTTTTGAATATTGAAGATTTCTTGTTCCAAAATTTTCATCGCCAAAGAAAAGAAAGTCTGGATTTTCATTATCAATAGTCAATTCATATCTTTGACTTAGAATAGTTTCATAGAATTCGGATGTGCAGACATCAGCAAATCCTATTTTTAGTGGCTTTTTTTGCATCACTTTACCCAATACCAAACGTTTACGTCAGTAAACTGAATTTGATTTGTGATCAAATTTTGCTCTCTAAATTCACGAACTGCCTGTTGTACTGACTGTAGATTTATGTCGTGTCCAGAAAATATTCCACCAGTTTTGACTTTACTGTAATAGTTATTCAAGTCTTTCTTGACGCCTTCGTAAGAGTGATCACCATCAATGAACACGTAGTCAAACTGTTCATTGCTAAACTTGCTTACGCAATTATCTGACATATCCTTATAGAATACGATCTTGTCTTTATGCGGCTCAAAGTTCTTCATCGTAATTTCATAATGCAAATTCACATCTTCCTGAGTTACAGGACCAATCCAATCCATATATGGAAGATATGGATCAATGCAATGAATCTTATCTATTCTATTCGTCTGCTCAAGAAAATGAACGATATTTTCTCCCTTGCAGACTCCAATTTCAAGTCCAACAACATTTCTATTCAAACGAGTAGAAAGATCATTAATTACACTAACAAGACCTTTTGCAGTAATGAAATCGAATGGCCACTTTCCTTGCTCTTTATATTCAGCTATTGTAAGGGGCTGTTCTACTTTTTGAAATTGATTTGTTTTTGTGTTTATTTTGATGATATCACTCATGTCACTTCCCATACTTAAGATTGATTAAAGGTAAAAGACTAGGAACCCTATCGTACTGATGGACGATGCAATATTTTTGACCCTCATTGTTAAACACTTCACCATTCTCAATTATGGGTTCATGATCTGTTAGATACGGTCTATATTGATTTATCTTGCTTGGATCAGCAACTGTTCCTAACTGAGCTGCCCACGCCTGTTTAGCACTTGTGAACATAGTTAAATTGGAATAGTTGTTCATCGATAGCAAAGCGTTGTACGCTGCTTGATCTGGACCACCGCCTCCGGGAATTGTATGTGGCATATTTGCACATATCATGTATATATTGAGAAATAGATCCTTGATTGTATCAATAGAACCTGCCATTACTCCAGCATTGTAGATTACATGATTCGACATATATTCATGAATGAAAGGAAAACTCAACTTCATATTGTTGTTTCCCCAAGTTTCATTCTTGTAACGAATGCCTTCAGTAGAAGCAATTATCTTTGTAAAAAACTGAGGTCCCATATGCCTGTTCAAGAATTCAGTAGGATTAGTCTGAAATACAACATCGCGAACATCAGTAGCAATAACGTATCTTACTTGATCTTCAATATCATTCAATACTTTCCAAGAATGATAGAAACGATCAACGACGATATTGAAATTTTCGCGATATGTAAATTTCTTGTTTGCGTCATCACGATTGAATGTGACTACAGTAAAGTTTCTTTTTGTCAGTTCATCAACAATATCAAATCCGACATTATATGCTATGACAAGCTTATGACCATCAAATCCTGAACGATCAATTGAATTTGCCCAATTTGCAACTTTGTCAAAAGTATAATTTGTGATACAACCAAGAATTAGATCTTTCTTCATGTCATTTTACCGTAGCACAAATGATATCGTTTGCCTGATGGCCATCGAGATAAACGATCTTATAATTTGGATTGATTGCAAAAAGAAGATCCATGATTTGCTTTTCCTGCACGAATCCCCATTCAGCTGATCCAAGCAAACGACGATCATCGATCATGATTGTGTGCGTGTCAATAGATGACTTTTCACAATACATTTCTGAACCGTTTTCAGTAAAACGCAATTTCTTTTTTCCATAGATCGACTCAAGTTCCAGAACAAGAGGACACGGAGCATAACGACCGCCCTGAAGTGGACCGCTTGCATGAGCGTCAAGCCAAAATGTGGCTGGCTCTACTAGTTGATCTGCAATTTGAGGAATTATATCTACAGAGTCACCAAACCACAATTTTACGTTTGAATTATCCTTGAAACGAGCGTGACATTTGTCAAACATATCTTGATCAACTTCAATTGTATGAACAAGATCAAATCCCGCATCAAGAGCAAGCTGAACTGTATCACCAAGATAAGTCCCAGTCTCTACAAAGATTTTGCCCGAACCATATTTTTGCATATACTCAATTTTAATGTTGCTCATGATTTTCTCCAAGGATAATTACCATTATATTTTTGCTCATTCATCTTGTTGCCATGAATGAAAAATTCAGGCGATGCAGAATTAGGATTGCCGTCTAATCTATAATTCAATGTATATGCTCCGCTCGTATCAAATGGAGCAAGATCTTTTATTGTGTTGAAAAAGCGTCTATCTCCGGCGTAGCCAGAATGCCACACCGAAGCAACGCGAATTAGAAACTCACGACGAAACGCATATGCACTAGTATCAACGTGATAGTGCATACCATTCCACACAGGATATTTTCCTAGATTTTCGCAATCGTCGCGACAAAGAAAATTATCATCTTTGTCATATATGTTTCTTAGACTATATGCCCATGCTAGATTGCTAGCTTGCAATATCTTTACAAGCTTTTCAACATGATCGGGTTCAAACCAATTATCCTGATCAAGAAATAGCACGATGTCTTCGTTAACAAGATGGGAGAAACCTGCGTATATGCGATGACCATAGAATCCATCGGCGCCAGTATTGTGCTTTAGATATACGACATCTTTTGGTGGTACATATGGATCGCTATTTACGAATAAATCATCAAATCTTGGTTTGAATTTATTTCCATCAACAACAAGAAGATAACTTGTGTTTTCATATGTTTGATTTTCTACGCTCTTGATTGCCCGCAGAACTTTGTTGTCACCTGTAGTTGGAATAATAACTACAACCTTCATTAGAAGGCGCTCATGGGAAATGGAGCAATCACACCCCAATGATTATCCATGCGAATAGGATATTTGCCATATAGTCTTGGCTGATGAAGCTTGCCATCACGATATAGTTCAAGCAATACTTTCTGACAAGCGTCAAGATCTAGATCAGCCCATGATCTATAATCAGATTTTGGTAGTGAATGATAGCCACGAGAAACTTCGGCAATGTGTTGCTCATTCTCAATCATTGTGCGACCAATGACGACTTCAATTGCTAAAATATTCACACGCTTCTTTACGATATCGCGCACACAGCGAGAGACTGAATAGCCAATATATCTCATAATATAATCTCCCAATTATCAAGCAAGTATATCAAATTACTTTCGATAAATCAAGTCTTTTTTGACAATACTATTTAGTCTGCTTGTAATATGATCTACTGCAACTTCAGGATCACATGTCCCGCACATGAATACATCGATTGCCGCGTAGTTTTTTTCTGGCCATGTGTGAATGCTAATATGGCTCTCTGCAAGAACGATTACACCAGTAAGACCATATCCATCACCAAAGTGATGAAAGTGATCGCTTAATACTGTTGCGCCAGACTTCTTGGCTCCATCAATTAGGATTTCTTTCCAAAAATCAATTGAGCCAAGAAGTTCCGCAGATACATCATGCAAATCAGCAATAACATGCCGACCCATGTATGATACAGTCATCTCTCATGCCTGACGTTCAATGTAGTTGACTGTGATCTGTCGTGGATTGAAGAATTGAATGATCTGATCTCTTACCACATCACGATCATAGGGCTTGCAGGAAAACACATCAATGTATGCGTCACCTGTATCATTGCAGAAATGAGCACAGATATTACTTGTTTCGATGAGTTGAACGAGAGTAAATCCAGCTTTATTTCCTTCGCCAAAATGAACAATCTGAGGTTCTCCAAAGGCTTTCATATCAATAGCATTCACAAGACTCTTTGCAAAATTATAAACATTATCATAACTCTTGATTAATTCAATATCGCAGGCGCGACAATCAAGCATTGCGTGATAACCCCAGTATTGTTCCATCAAAGTATCCTTTCTAGAAGAAAGTCACCGTGAGTACAATACCCACGGTGACTGGTTAGATGTTAAGATTAAGTGAGATTATTTAGTCAGAAATTATTTTGAAGCGAGAACTTTTTCGGTTGTAAAGTTCTTGTCGTTCAGAAGAATCTTGCGAGGCTTCTTATTTTCCGGAATCACATTTTCAAGTTCAATCACAAGCATTCCGTCAACAAGATCAGCGGACTTTACTACTACCGTGTCAGCGAGAGTAAATACACGGGTAAAATTACGAAGAGCAATGCCACGATGGTAATAAGTTTTGCCGTTGTCCTCATCTTTCTTTGCGTTCCCTTGAACTGTTAGTTTGTTGTCTTCCAAGGTAATGTCGATTTCTTCTCTCTTGAAACCAGCAACTGCTAGCTCAATCACATACTTATCTTCGCTAATCTTTGCGATATTGTATGGTGGAAATGACGTTAGAACCTTGTCGGGAATATTTAGTGCTTCGTCCAGGGTAGATAGAAGTCTATCAAACCCAACAGTTGATGGAAGCAGATTACGTCCGTATGCGAATGTCATGTTTAACTCCTTTTAAGCAAGTTGAAAACATACTAGCCCAGTATGGCTCTAGTATGTGTATTATATAGTATTTGCTGACGGTTTGTCAAGGGCTTTCGTGCCCGTAGAACCGAATCCACCTTTGCGATTTGTATTATCGCGCGTCGGTCTTTCCTTAATCTCCTCGAAAGAGGCTCTATTGTTCTTTACAAGTTCACCTTGACAAATTCTGCTTAGATTAGGGATGTTGATATTTCTTGAAGAAAGATTCGTCAGCATGACAAATGTTTCTTCCATATAATCTGAATCAATGACACCTTGTGCATTTGCAAGTGTCAATCCCTCTTTCAAAGAAAGACCAGAACGAGGATGAATGCGAATAGAGTATTCTTTAGGAATGTCAAAAATAAGTCCAGTTGGTGCAAGAACTCTATCTTTTGGACATAATAGAACGCCACCATCAGTAGTCAATAGTCTTGTAAACTCTTTACCCGACTCATCATAACCTCTGAATGCCATCTTTCCATATGTGCATAGGGAGATGTCAAAACAAGCGGCATCTGTTGTTGAATATACGGGTGCTTGTGCTTCGGGATGTAGCTTGTGGAATTTCAATTTGATTGCCATAACAAAATCTCCATGATTTATTCAGTTTCAATTTTCTTTTTACCGATATTATACTTTGCTACTAGTTGCCAATCGTTCTTGTCCTTGAATGCCAATATCTTGATTTGATTTAATGGGCAAATAGGTTCTGCTGTTTTCTCCGGCTTGACTAGAGCAATTAGCTCCCACTCAGCAAGAAGATTGGCGATTGAATTACGTCTACCTATATCGCTTTCTGAAAAGTTAGTTGGTTTACCGTCAAGTGCAAACAATTCCTTGAAATGTGCGATATAGTATTTTCCCTGCTTGTGAAGAATGTGACAAGACTGATAGAGTGTCTGATCTTTCTTTGAAGCTACGCCAATTCTAGTCAATGTTTCTTTGACTTTAAGGAAGTCATCACGCTCTTTTAGCGTCACCTCCACCATGTCTTCTACGCTCCACATTACCCACTCCACCTTTTTTTGTTATAGTTATTATATGATCAACCTGATCAGAGGAGAGGATTCGCATTGCTTCTAGTGCTTTTGCGCTTGAACACTGGTAGTACTCTTTGATAGCATCCAGAATATCATTCTTCTCTTTCTTGACCCACGGCTGAAACTTGCGTTTCATAGATCTAATACTATTTAGATAATATTGGAATTGTAGCTTTTCGTCCAAACCGTGTCTCAAGTTCATTTCATTGGCATGTAATATAGAATCAACGTGATATGATAGCGCACGATTGACCACAAATGCATTATACGATTTCTCAAAGTCTGGCTCATTCGATAGATCCTTCTTCGTCTTTTGAATTGCAGGCAATATATCTTTGAATAGATCCATTTCAATACTCAGATACAGTATATTTTCTTAAAGTATCAGCTTCTTCTTTCGTAAGCTTTTTGACTGGTTTTATAGCATCCTGTTCAATGTTGACTAGAATCATTGTTCTACCATCTTTCGTAGTCCTCTTTCTTGTTTTAAAAGATTGTGGATTTGCCTCAAAAATATACCCATCCCACTTGAATTTATGTCGTGGCGCAGGAACCGATATGAAATATAGAACGTCAACATTTCTACATTTGTTCAATTGATTTGGTTTGAATGTAAATGCTTTCTCAAGAATAAACGGAACTTGCGTCTTCACCTCAATCGTTTGACCATCACATGTCATGTCCTTCTCGCGATCATAAGGATCAATCGATTCCTGAACAATCTTGCCTTGACTACTTAGCATATTGATGATTATCTTTTCACCAATTCTACCAAGAATATCAATGTCTCTTTCACGAGTTTTCATTTGAATGAACACTCCATCATGATCGTGGTCAAACACGCAACCATATTGATTTCCTGATCCGCAACAAATGCCGACTTATATTGATAGTCGGCAAGAATTACGACAGCCTGAGGAATAGACTGTGGTTGTAGAATATCATATAATGAGTCATAGATCAAACGGAAAATCTTGACTTGATCTGCATCATTATTCACACCCACCCACTTACGCATGGATGTAAAGTCTTTTTCCTTTAGATGCGCGACAAGATCTTTGAGATTGACATCAGCAACTTGTGCTAATACACCCGTGTCGATTTCACCCTTTACCGAATATCTCTGTAGCTCATTCAATACACGACGATAGTCAGGAAAGTGCTTTTGTATGATTTGAACAAGAACGGTATTATCGTACTTTACTTTTTCGATATCGAGGATGTGCTGGATTCTCTTTAGAAATCCAGCAGCCATCTTGACCTTGTTTCCGTTCTTGATCTTGAATTCAATCACAGAGCAGCGTGAATGAATCGCATCAATCAATCGCGCCTTGTAATTGCAAGTAAAGATGAAAGAGCAGTTTGCCGAAAACTCTTCGATTGCTGCTCTCATTGCTGCCTGTGCTTCTGGTGTCAGATAGTCTGCCTCGTCAATGATAACGACTTTTCTACCACCAGAAAAACTCATTGACGAGGCATATGACTTGATCTTGGTACGAAGAACGTCAATACCACGTTCATCTGAACCATTGATCACCATGAAATCACAACCCACTTCATTGCACATGGCCTTGGCGATTGTAGTCTTACCTACGCCGGGACCACCTGTAAGAAGAAGATTTGGAATGTTCTTTTGATTCACATATTCTTGGAATGCACTCTTGATATTTTCGGGAAGAATGCAATCAGAAACCTTCTGCGGTCGATACTTCTCGGTCCACAGAAATTGATCATTATTTGCCATTACAAATCTCCTTTTTACTTCACACCAGTATAACTACTAATTGAACACATTGCAAGAATTAAAGGAACAACGACGATCCAGAA